CACATACCAAGGTCAGATGTCTTCTACGTCCGTGAAAAGATATTTCAAGATACTGGAGTACGCTACACACTAGACCACGTAGAGAGGGCAATGTATTTGGAGGGAATGCTTGAAGCAAAAGATGTTTATCAGCCACACGTAAAGAGAAAAAACTATGGCACATGAGAATAGAAGAGCAGCACTCCTCAAGAAACATAATCTAAAAGGGGTAAATAAACCCAAGAGGACACCAGACCATAAAACAAAGTCCCATATGGTTCTGGCACAAAAAGGTCACGAGTTAAGACTAATACGATTTGGGCAACAGGGAGTCAAGGGAGCAGGTAAAAATCCTACGACTGCTAAAGATAAAGCAAGAAAGAAGTCGTATTACGCACGGCACAACGCACAGGACTCAAAGCCTGACATTATGTCGGCACGGTACTGGTCACATAAAGTCAAATGGTAGGAGATACACATGGCAGAAAAAAAGAAAAAATCGTTAAGTGCTTTTGAAAAAGCTTTTGCAGCAGCAAGAAAAAAAGCAGGAGGTCCTGATGGTATATTTACTTTTAAAGTAGGGGGTAAAGATAAAAAATTTACCACAGCTTATGATGGTGAAAAAACATCTAAAAAGACACAAGAAAAAAAGAAAGAAAAGAAAGCTGTAAGCAGTGGAGTTTCTATAAAAGACTTAGAACCTTTAGGTGAATCAAAGTTACTTGCAATAGGAGCTAAAAAAGTAATAGGAGATAAGAAACCTGCTGCAGGTAAAGTAGATGTAGGTCTCAGTAATGCTCTAAGAAACTTGAAGAATAAGGATAAAGAAATACTTGCAGGTAAAAAGAGAGCAGGTATGGGAGGTCCTAGTGCAGTTTCTGTTACAGTATTAAGTGCTTCTGATAATAAAAAGAAAGACTTGTATGACACTGGTTTAGGTAAACGTCTAAAAGGTATGGTGAGTGGTATTAGTTCTTTTATCGATAAGAGAAATGAAGCAATAAAAAAAGATGTAGAAAAAAGAACAGCTAAAGATAGTGTAAAAGATGTTAAATCTGACATACAAAAAGTAATGGATAAAAATAAAGCCTATTATAAAAAGATATCAGAATCATCAACTTTTAAAACTTTACCCAGTAAAACTCAACGAATGATTAAAAATATTATTGAGGGTAAAATACCTATGGGTCAAGAAGCTAAAGAAAAGAAAATTGACCTCTTAATGAAGAGTGCTATGAATGTAGGTGGACTAACTCAGTCTTCTATGATGAATGGTTTGAGCAGGAAAGTAAATCCTACTACTGGACTAACCATGAACAAGGGCGGCATGACGGACTACCGTAAGTCAGGGATGTTCTACGGTGGGGGAATGGCGAGAAGAGGTAAGTAGTGGCAAATGTCCTCAGCACCTCTCGGCTGAAGAATGTAAAGACGGACTTAACGACTACAAATGCTACCACCGTCTACACCTGTCCTGCCCTCACAGTCTCTGTGGTACAGTCTATGCTCGTGTCAGAAGACAGTGCTAACGCTGATACAATAACCGTTACGATTACAAATGGTAGTGATGTGTTTAGTGTATATAAGGATAAGGCTGTGGGGTCTAAGGGGACAGTAGAATTATTTACCAGAGACTTAATATTAACCTCTGGGGATATTATTAAAGTTACAGCAGGTACAGCAAACAGGTTGCATGTTATTACGTCCATAATAGAAATACCAAAGACAACGGCAGCTTAATACTTGCTTTTACTTTGTAAGTGTGATACAATTAGTTTTTAACAAAATGGTTGGCACATGGCATATTTACAGAGTAACATCCCATACTTCAAGGCATGGGTAAGAAGAGAATATACGTGTAATTTTCAACGATACCACGGTGAATTTTTACACGCAATGGTAATAGCCGTAACGAGTATGCCGAATAGGTCACTCAGTTTTCAGGTCATCTTTACTGGCTGCGAGTCAGATGATACAGATGAACCGAATGTACACGGTGGAGCAATGTGGGCAAGAATGCCCATTACAGCATTGGTTGGTGACACACCATATGACGAATGGCCGCAAGAGTTACCACCATACGTAGCACAGCCTTGGGATTGTATGTCGCATGACCACTCGGTCTACGTTTTGAATAGAGCGACTCCTGCTCCTTGGATAGCCAAGATAGAAGGAGAGTTCTACCCTGCGAAATACTATTTTACTGTAGACTATACAAACAGTGAGATAGCAGATGACCCGGCTCAACATAAACAAAGTCATGTGTTAGAGTTGATGGAAGCAGGAGAGTACACTGGTAACATAGTAGCGTTACCAAACAATCGAGTACGAGTAACCCACCCTGCATGGTTTGAGACAGGGGAAGGACCACCTGACTTTATGCCGAACCAAAGGGTGTTCCATTCAAAACAAGAGACTGAGTATGTTTGGGATACTCAACGAGTCTTTAATAACTTATATGCTAAAGAGGAGAAATAACTATGGCAATGCAAAAAGGTAAGATGAAGAAAAAAGGTATGGCAAAAGGTGGCATGATGAAAAAGAAGGGTATGGCTAAGGGTGGAGTAAAGATGCCTATGGCTAAAGACCCAAAGACAGGTAAGATGATGCCTACGTTTGCTATGGATGGCAAAGGTAAAATGGCTAAGGGTGGCATGATGAAGAAGAAAGGCTACGCTAAAGGTGGTGCTGCAATGAAGAAGAAGGGTATGGCTAAGGGTGGAGCAGCCATGACTCTTGCTAAAATTAGAGCAGCAGCTAAGAAAAAAGGTTACAAGCTTATAAAGGCTTAGTCATGGCTGCTAAGAAGAAATCAACCGTAAACAAGGCAGGTAACTATACCAAACCTACCATGCGAAAGAACCTGTTTAATCGAATAAAGGCAGGTTCTAAAGGTGGTAAACCCGGTCAATGGTCAGCACGTAAAGCACAGTTACTAGCATCTGAGTATAAGAAAAAGGGTGGTGGTTATACGTAAAGACCCTAAAGTTGGTACAGGCAAAAAGCCTAAAGGTTCAGATAGACGGCTGTACACGGACGAGAATCCTAAAGACACGGTGAGTATTAAGTATGCAACCATCCAAGATGCGAAAGACACTATTTCTAAAGTTAAGAGAATTAGCAAACCATACGCAAGAAAAATACAAATCCTCACCGTTCTTGAGCAACGTGCGGCCGTTCAAGGGAAAACTACACAGTCCAGACTCGCCAAGCAAGCAAAAGTTTCGTTAAAGAGAAAACATAATGCCACTAAAGAAAAGTCAAAGAAGTCTTAAATCATGGTCAAAGCAGAAATGGAGAACCAAGAGTGGTAAACCCAGTAGTAAAACTGGAGAACGCTATCTTCCAACAGCTGCAATCAAGGCTTTATCACCCCAAGAGTACGCAGCAACAACTAAAGCTAAAAGAAAAGGCACAAAGGCAGGAAAGCAATTCGTTAAGCAACCTAAAAAAATCGCTAAGAAAACAAGAAGTTATAGAAAAGTTACATAATATAGGATACTTTGAGAATGATAGTTGAGGCATGGTTTATAGTAGCCGTAATGTCTGGAGTATATACAGACGGAACAAAGGATATATTTATATTTCAACATCCTGAAGACCATGGACACTTTCATAATGCGTCTATGTGCCAAAGGTTTATAGGAGACCATCCTTTTAAACTTGCTAAAGCATTAATTAATGAGTTTGGCAAAAGACCACCAGAGCAACTTATGTGTGTACCTGAAGAAACTGTTGAGATGTTTATGGAACAGGGTGGTAAAAATGAGGAAAAAACTTAGTGCTGTATGAGCCTACCTGTGAAGTATGTGGGCATCACATTGAAGATGATAAATGTGAGTACTGCGAGAAGATTGGAGAAAACGGTAATTGGATAAACAAAGTTATAGAAGAAGATGAAGCAACAAAAGATGGAAAATAAAATCTTGAAACTAAAAATGAAGCTTTTAAAAATGTGGACTAAATTAAGTAAAATAAAAAGAAATAAAAAAGAAATATGACACCAGAGACACTTGACAGATGGAGAATACTACCAAGACTTATGATGCTCGTTATGACAGGTGTTTACATTCGTTGTATAGAATGGGCTTTGAGTCAGCCAGAGTTGACCACACAACAGGCAGGACTAATATCCGTGATTACAGGAGCGATGACAGGCAGTTTTGCTGTATGGATGAACGCAGAGAAATCAGAAACAAAAACAATGGGGAGGGAAGAACGATGAGAAAATATTTTAAAAGATTATGGTGTGCATTGTGGAACAAGAAGTGCCACGATGATTGTGACTGTGTTTAATAAAGGAGATAAGTATGCCTACACTATCTATGGATGAAAAAGGTAAAGAATCTATTACAGGTCTTAAAGTAATTGATTTAAAAAAGATAGCTAAAAGAGAAGGTATAGATGTTATTGGTTTAAAAAAAGATGCTATTATGAGAAAATTAACTAGACAATTAGGTACTAGATTCTATAAATTAGGGGGTCTTGCTAAAAGACGGAAGAAATAATGCTAGGTACACTACTAAGTTCTGTATCTAGTTTAGCATCTTCTTACCTAGATGGTAAGGTTGCTGTCCAAAAGGCTGAAGCAACCATTCGCATGAAAGAAGCCACAGGTGAGATAGATTGGGACTTAGCTGCTATGAGGGCATCCCAAAGCTCGTGGAAAGACGAATGGCTGACTTTGCTTTTCAGTATTCCTCTGGTACTGAGCTTCATGGGAGAGTGGGGTAGGGGTATAGTAGCAGATGGCTTTACGGCTTTGGCAGGTATGCCACAGTGGTATCAGATAGCGTTAGGAGCTATCGTAAGTGCAAGCTTTGCCACACGGTCTGCAGGTAAATTTTTTAATGGGATGAAAAAGAAATGACATTTAAACTATCAAGTAGAAGTCTAGGTAAACTAGAGGGTGTAAATTCTGTACTAGTGGACACAGTAAAACGTGCTATCGAAGTGAGCAAAGTGGACTTTGGCGTTATTTATGGTGTCCGTTCCTTAGAAGAGCAGGAGAAGCTGTATAAGGCAGGACGCTCACAGACAATGAAGTCTCGCCACCTTATCCAAGAAGATGGGACATCACATGCTGTAGACTTAATGGCATATGACGGCAGTAACCCAAGTTGGGACATCGTGATGTACGATGATATAGCTGATGCAATGAAAGCTGCAGCTAAAGAAACTGGAGCTACAATCCGTTGGGGAGCTGCATGGAATATAGACAGCATAACCGATTGGGAAAGACCGATGGAAGATGCTATGAATAATTACATAGACGTAAGAAGGAGTCAAGGTAGAAGACCATTTATTGATGGTCCTCATTTTGAACTAAACTAGTGGATAAGAAATTTAAATATAAAAGTGAAGGTGAGATGTTATTTGGTAATAAGACATCTGCAAAATCAAATAACTTTTTAAACTTTAAAAAATTAATGACTAAAAAAGGAAGTAAGTATGATACGTCTTTAGATGTAGATGTATTTAATCCTTATGTGGGTTTAACTTTTACAAGGAAGAAAAAGTAATGGCTCTAACAGAAAAACAACAAAAGTTCTTGGATGTCCTCTTTGAGGAAGCACGAGGTAATCCCCTTCAGGCTAAGAAGCTTGCAGGATATAGTGACAATGTTGCTACCTCCTCTATTACTGCTACTCTTAAAGAACAAATAGCTGACTTGACTAAACAATTTATTTCTTCTGCAGCTACTAAAGCAGCCTATTCTATGTATGAAGTAATGCACAGTCCTACAGACTTAGGTAATAAAGAGAAGATGGTAGCAGCTAAGGATGTACTAGACCGTAGTGGATTTACTAAAACGGATAAGGTAGAAGTAACGGCAGCTAGTCCTCTGTTCATCCTACCACCAAAGAATGATGAGAACGACTAAAGACTGGAAACTGCCTGTACCAGAGGAAACAGAAGATGGGTTTGATTGGCAACCTGTTGTACGAGTAGGACGGACTGTACCCTTTGGCTACGAGCAGGACGCAGAAGACAAAGATATTCTTTTACCGATAGTAGAAGAATTAAATTTGTTAGAGAAGGCTAAGAAGTATTTAAAACAGTACAGCTACAGAGATGTATCGAACTGGTTGAGTGAACAGTCTGGACGCTACATATCTCATGTAGGTTTGATGAAGAGAGTAAAACTTGAACAAAAGCGTAAGAGAGAAGCTTCAAACCAACGCTACCTTGCCCAAAGGTACAAAGAAGCCCTTGAGAAGGCAGAAAAAATCGAAACCACAAGATTTGGTGCAAGAGACCAAGGTACAGGCACAACCGAAGCCTGAGCCGATAGAAACGGAAGAAGCACAAAATGTTATCTTCCAACCAAATAAAGGACCACAAACAGAGTTTCTTTCGTCTACAGAACGTGAAGTGTTATACGGTGGTTCAGCAGGAGGTGGTAAGTCTTACGCAATGTTAGCCGACCCTGTGCGTTACTTTAATAACCCTCAGTTTAGAGGACTACTAATAAGACGTACAACAGAAGAACTAAGAGAACTTATCTCTGTTTCTAAACAACTCTACCCACAGGCGATACCTAATATACGCTTTATGGAAAGAGACAAGACTTGGGTAGCACCATCAGGAGCAACACTCTGGATGTCTTACCTAGACAGAGATGATGATGTTACACGGTATCAGGGACAGGCTTTTAGTTGGATAGGGTTTGACGAACTTACACAGTGGGGGAGTCCTTATCCATTCGACTACATGAGGTCAAGACTACGTACAGCAAAAGGAAGTGGACTAGATTTATACCAGAGAGCTACATCAAACCCCGGGGGAGCAGGACACAGTTGGGTAAAGAAAATGTTTATTGACCCTGCACCACACAACACATCCTTTTGGGCAACAGACCTAGAGACAGGTAAGATTCTTCAAATGCCTAAGGGTCACAGTCAAGAAGGTAAACCATTATTTAAAAGACGATTTATTCCTGCTACCCTTTTTGATAATCCATATTTAGCAGAAGATGGAATGTATGAAGCAAACCTTTTGTCTTTACCTGAGTATCAACGCAAGCAACTACTAGAGGGTAATTGGGA